ATTCACCACAAAAACAATAATTACACGCAACAAAAAGCTACTTTTTACGCAAAAGCGTGGGATGTTACTTCCCTTAATTTGGATAAACTCCGATTGTTCCTGCTGCTGGTACAGCAGTGGCCGCAAAGATCATAGGCGGCGCGCACATGGTGCCCATATCGAAGTCATCTCCGACACTGTGCCACACGTAGAACGTGGAGTTGTCCACTACCGGTTGAATCATCACAGAACGTTGGGCCCGGTAGCGCCCAGACTGTGACCCGGAAATATTCCAGGTTGGAATTTCGCTCAGCCAGTTACAGTACCACGGAGTTTCAACCGTGACCTCGCTTCCAATAGAGCGTTCGCCGATAGCCGTTCCGGTCCACCCGGCGCGATACGTGAACGCCGGAGTGCTGTTTGGAAATGAGTACGAACTGGCTTTGGTGTCATGAGTGACAACCATTAGCGAACCGGACGCCGAAATGACCTTTGTGCGGAACGACCCGCGCCAAAACATGAATGGAGCCCCTAAGAGCGAGACGACCGACGACAAATGCAACGGACTCGCGCCCGGTGCCAAAGCGGTATAACCAAACCGCGCGTTATTGACGATCGAACCGGCGGTTCCGACAGTGCCGCTTACAAGCGAATAACGTCGCATCAGATCGCGGATATCGTCGAAATCCTCAACTACCGCGATCCCTTCATCCTTGGTGAAATTGGCAGGCACAATACCTGCGAAATCACCGCTTGAACAGAACGGTTGCGACTTCACAATCTCCGAAGAAGCCGTAGCGGAAAAATCAGACCAGGACGTAGACCATCGATCAGGACTCACTGGAACCGAATACTGGAAATCGGGACCCACAGTCGCACCAATGACGCAGTAAACCGTTGAATCAGCAGTATTCTCAGACGTACGTACCGGATTAACCATCGAGATGCTGATGACACCGTTACAAAACTGCTCATCTAACGTCGAGATGGAGCTTCCCGACGACATGCCAACAGGACCGCCTGTCGAGCGACACATCGAGTAAGTTTCCCAGGGTACTGCAAAGCGGACCGTAGTGGTACCCTTGATTTTAACGATCATAGTACGGAGATCACCGGAACGTGTACCAGGAGTGGGAACCGCACCACCGCCCGGGTGAATGGCGATTCGCACGCTCGCACTCGTCATGTTCGTACAAACAAAAATAAGCTCGTAAAGCATCGAGCCTCTCCAGTTTTGAAAGAAAAGGCCGTACCACGCAGGTACAGTAGGGCGAAACTGGTACCCGATATTCACACTCCCAGGCGTGGTATACGCTTTGGCGTAACACACCATAGGTGTCACTGGAAAATCCGCCAATAAAGCTCCGGTGCTCTGACTTGAGTTGAAAGAAAACGAGTCAATTAAGAACATTTTCTTTGACAATCCTGAGATCGTTGTTTCCGAATCACGAGTATGAATAAGCGTCGGGTCCATCGCCGTTTTGGCCATTGGTCGCAACGCAAGACGAGTCGCAACATCAAGGCCTTCGATATTTGCCAGATCAGTCGCGGTACGGGGTGCCGTAATTGTTGGAGCCTCAACGGACGTGGGCTTGTCCAAGTCGAGAGCTTGTAGACCGCCTCCGAGGAAAGTAAACGCGTCCGCAGCAACAGCCGTGGCACTCCCGATAGCAGGCCACCGTCTTAACCCGCGCAAAATTGAAGCAGCAGTCTTCGCAACGCCCGACAACACGCGTTTTTCGCTCTTCACCACTGACTCGGCTTGAGCTGTGACAAACGAATACTGGTTCACACTCGCAACGGGATAAGCAGAGCGAGCGGTGTTTTGCATACCGGCAAGCTCCAAATCGACAAATCGTGCCTCAACGGCAATATCGATCGTCGGAGTAGAACCCGACGAAGCGATAACGAGCGGAGTCAACACTCGTGCTACGATGCAACCAATAGCTCCCGGATTCTGCGTGGCAGCAAAATACGCATCCAAATCAATGTAAGGATGTGGGGCACGATATGGCAGCAATATGGTCACAGGTTCAGTCGTGTTAGCCATAAGCAACACCGACGGATTGTTGGCCATAACGTGTAGATTGCCGAACTTTGAAACAAACTCGCCTGTGTCAGCACCGGCCGTTACATTGCACGGATCGTAATACGGGAGCCACGTCAGTATAATACAACCAGCGTGGAAGATCGTTGAGTTTGGTCGAAACGTCACTTCCACTCCCGCGCGCATGTAGCGATAGCCTTGTAAATGATTCTGCACACTCTGCTGGAACATTAACATCTCTGGCGCACGGTAGCACGCAATGCAAGCTCCAATTGCGTCAGCGCCCGACCAAGTAAAGTTATCAACCAAGTAGGTATTGGTAAGAGCCTGGCTCGGCACGATAGGCTCGTACGGATTGGTTGATGACAAGCTCCGTGGTATGGCGATTTCGCTCATTCCAACGGGTAAATCACGATCAACGTGTGTTACGTTGATACTAGTTTCTTCAATAGCGTTTTCGGTATTCATAGGACTTGGAATACTGCGCTTGAAATAGCCCTGGGCTTCAAGAGCAGGGGGACCGACCTTTGAGTCCAACTCTGAAACAGGCAACTCCTGTTGGATTTCTCCTCCTGTTTCCTCACGAGTCCATTGAGTTGTGAGTTGGGTACCCCACATCTGGGGTTTGAATTCAACTGAATTCATATATTCACTAATCGAGTGCCATGACGGCAAACTTTCGAGAATGTTCTGGCATTCTTGCGGATACGCCAGTTGTAAGAGGCGCACGAGCACTAAGCGGACTCGAGCGTATTCACTCTTACCATATTGCGTCATTTCAATCGCGAAACTCCGCATGATTTCACGCACTGCTAGAACCTCACCTAGGTCCTTGTGGTACCAATACAACATTTCGTTCACAACGTCTCTATTTAGAGGGGCATAGAGACGCGCGTCCGCATCGAAAGCAAAACGCCGCTTGTTAAACTCGATATCATGCAAGTCGTGGAATGCACTGGCGGTAGCCACTTTGCGATAATCAGTGTATTCCAAACCCATGCGCGCACACTCTTCTTCCATGGTGCGACAGTTGAAGCGCTCGGCTACTACATCGCTGACGGCAGCCATATTGTCATCTCCAGCCACAGCGAGCTCGACGTGATCATCGAAATCGCAATCGGGACAGCGACGCGTAAAGACGCACTTGAAAATCAGAATGTTGATGAGACAATTCAAGATGGTCGTTAAAGCATGTCCAGAAGCCAGAAGACCAGAAATGATGTACAAGATGCCCATCAGCAAATGCACCGAGTGTGCAGTATCGTAGGCAATGGCATCAATAATTTTAAACAAGCGATTCCAGAGTTCGTCCTCCGCCATTTCGGAGTTGTAATACTCATACTCGGGAGGAAGCAACAACTGGCACTGGTACTCTAACCAGAATATAAAACGCTTCAACGTGTTGCAAAAGTGTATATCAGCGTATGCTAAAAACCAGTTCTTTATGACTTGGAAAGCACCCTGCAGCAGTTCGACACGCAGCGTTTTATCAAAATTGCCGTAGTCACCAGCGAAGATGCGTGGGAAGCGCTTCATCCGCTTGTACAGCGTACGCCAGTCAGGTCCATACGGATTAATCCCAACTTTAGGCGGTGATGTCGCGTTATTACTAACCATTGAAGCAGCAAAGCTAGCAAACAGCTGTCGCATGAACACTTGCACGTGTGCTGGTCCAACAGAAAAGAGACGCGTTTTCCCACTTTCAACTTTCTCTCTCGGACGTCGCTCGTCTTTGAGCGTGTCACAATAGATAGGGTACGCTGGGAGTCCCTGTAAATAGCGTGCGGCAACCTTCCGATATTCTTGCATAAATGGATTGGTGTCTCGGCCCCCGACAAACTCGACAACGTTGCCAGACGGTTTTTCAACGATGTCGAAAAAGCGTCGCTTCCCTTTGCGCTTTCGATCCCCAAAGGCTTTCCAGCGCGTTCCGTATTCGTAGCCCATAGAAGTGCTCAGCTCCATGGAACGAATGTGATGTAAGGAAGGAACCCCAACGATTGCTTCGTCAAGGGTCAAAATCATCGGTCTCACTCCGCTAGCGCGGTCCGGCGGAAACTTAAGGTGCAGACCCTCGACTGCGCGATCAACCTCTTCTTGAGTGAGGTCGCTTTCACGCGGATACATCTTGCTAACGGCTAGTAGCGTCGGGGAAATGGTCTGACCTGATGCGTTTGTAAAACGCCGTAAGTGTGCTGGTGCGAATTTGCTCGGTCCGATAGCTGTTTCACTCGACGGACACAAATCAGGGTGCAATTTAGACTTACGAATCTTCGTGTCCCCCGGCATACCAGGACCTTCGACTGTCCCTAAAACTTCAACTCGTGGGGCCATAGCCCACAACATTCGAACCAACTCAGATTCACCCTGCGCTGAAGACAATTCTTGAACATCATCGACAGCAGACATCTCAGCCGAACCCGCAAACAGTGAAATGTTGTGTCGAGCTATTTCTTGGGTCAAAATAGAACATAATGCAACCGGGCGATTATTTCCTCCGCCAACGTGGAATCCTATAAAACGCCGTGGACAATTGTTCCGACCAATTATGTAAGGCAAGCCGCAGTCCCCGTTGATGGTGGTCAACCCGTGAACTTCCAAGAGCCGTGGTGCCCAAGAGTTGCGATTGGAATCGTACGTCAAGACGCTACCGTCAGCTTCCACATTTCGGACAACGTGGGCTACTCCAACGAACTTAGTCAAAACGAAATCATCGTCAGGTTTGATGAGTGTTACGTTACCGGCAGTCGGCAACAGTTGAGCCACATCATCTTCTGTAACGAGATTACTAATTTTGGAACGTGGTGCCGCGAACGGTTCAAAAGCGCGACCGAACTTCTTAGGGCAATTAGCCAAGTTCCAGAACGCTAGATCATGATCTCGATCGATAACCAAATCCTTCGGCCCAATCATGTCCCGTATTTTGGCTCTAAAAGCGCCATTTATACCGCGCATCTCCAATTCCGCGTCCTGAGCCGGAAAATGCACGTGCCCAGCAACTTCTTGACGCAGAGCCGTAGGCTGTTCAGCAGACATGTCAATTACGTTTTCAAGAAAGTGACACGGGGTAACCATCACACCAGCATGCAACATGTACCCGAACATTATAGAATGGCGTTCGTTCAACGTCACGTTGCCCATTCCGTCATCATCGAGTTCGCTAGCGATCAAAGTGACCCTGACGATATGTCGATTAGTCGGGTCTTGCTGACTGTGTGTAGTCGTCTCAACCTGACTCGCAAAATTAACAGCCGTCGCCGGTTGTTTTGGGACTCGCAACGGCACAGTGGTTCGGGCGGTCCGATGGTCCCCACCGCGATTAGAAACAGACAAACCACTCACCCCTTGAGCGACGTCTGCTCGATTCGCCTTAACGAACTTATACACTTTAATCATCCAGATGACAATAGCGATAGTGAAAGCGGTGGAAGCTCCAGCCGAGATCAGCATCCAAAAGTCTTTACTCTCTAGCAAGGCGACACTTCGTGTCAAAAACCAATCAAGAGCGTCACCCACGTGTTTGGCGAACGAGTTCATCCAACCAAACATCGCTGGACCGCCTGCAGAATCATTGAGCACGCGCCGAACAGCTACTAACAAGTTGACGTCTTTAGCCATCAACGTAGTGGCTCGATCATGTGAAACTTCAAGAACACGTTCATACTCAGAACTAGAAATCATATGCATGCTACTCTGAACGAGAAGCCAAATTCGCTGAGCTATGATCGACTCGTGCAACTGCTGGGAGGCTGCCGG